TATCTACGATTGTAACTGTCTCATCATCTAAAACACCATCACCATTTAGGTGAGTAGAATTTAAAGTTTTATCTACATTAATAATACTTAAACCAGTTCTAGTGCCAGAAAGCATTGGATAAGTCGCTTCTGTCATAGTAACAGTATTATTGTCTAAAGCATTATCATAATTATAGGTGATATCGTTTAAAAGTTTACTAAAATTAATATATGGTACAGTTCTAGTTCCATTTTCTCCAGATTCTGAAACCATAGTCACAGATTCACTATCATAATTTAAATCATAATCTAAATGGAAATAATTTAATAATTTACTAAAATCAAAATTAGGATTTGTTCTAGTAGAATCAGAAGCGTTTCCGATCTCAATCATGGCAACAGATTGACCTTCAGCGACACCATCATAATTTAAAGTAGTATTAATAACCTCTTTATTAACTGTCATATACGGCATAGTTCTAGTTCCATCTAGAGCTAAACCAATTTCAACTGGTGTTACATATTGACCCTCTGCTGTTCCATCATAATTTAAAGTGGTATCTTCAATTGGTTTGAATATATCAAATATTCTATTGGTTTCTTCTACCGCAGTTTCAGTTGCAAATGTTAATGTCAGAATTTTTAGTAATGAATCTAATTCTAAAGATATATCAAATTCATTACGAATATCATATTCACCAAATAGCGCCATACCTGCAGGGTGAATCAGATTTTTAACCGCAGTTTTATAAGACTCTAACTTTTCATCTATCTTAATAACATAAGAATATGCTTGATAATAACGACTATCTTGAATGTAAATCGCATCATCTAAAAAGCTATCATTTGTTAGATAATATCCAGGATATTTCGCCAAAGCGCCTAACCCAACTTTAATAATGGCTGGATTATTATCTGTTACCTGAGAGTCAACGGTACTAATACCAAATTCTCTAAGAGTAATACCAGCGTAACTTCCATCTAGTGCAGGTGGAGTTTCACATCTAACAGACGTGAATGTTTGATTTGCAGCAGAATATGCAGTTGATAATTCTAAAGAAGTATCATTAGTAATACTGCTCACAGTATATCTTACATTATTAAAGAATAAGTAATCTCCAATACTAACTTGACTGCTAAAAGATGTACCAGTTCCACTAACAGTGGTGCTACTATTTGATACTGATAGACTTCCACTAAGAATAATGCTTACTGATAGATTATAATCTGTAGTGTTAATTGTACCAGATTCAGAATATCCATCTAATCCCTCAGAAATACTTAAATTATTCCCAACACGAGAGATTACAGTTCCTGATGTTCCAGCTAAATCCTGACCACTATACGCAGAAATTGTAGTTGTAAAATCTGTCGTATAACCAACACCATATTTAATAAACTGAGCAGAAAGAATACCTCCCTCAGAGTTAATTCTAGAAACCTTCATGATGGAGCCAAATCCATCATAGTTTCGAATATTATATAAATCTCCGACTTTAAAACCAGAACCAGGCACCTGAACTTCTAAATTAGTTGTGGTGGCTTTAATATCAGCAGTAAAATAAATTCCCCGAGAGTCGTCACGATAACGAAGTCTATCTCCAACAGAAATGTTACCAAAGAATCTTCTATCAATTAAAAACTCATATACAGTATCAGACAATCTAATTGCACGATCAACCTCAATTTCAACATCTTGTCGTCTGTCAACTAGAACACGAATAATTTTATTTGGTGTAATAACATCAACCAATTTACCAACAATATCATTAGGATTGCCAGTTATAATTTCAGCAAATACAGAAACGTCTTGATTCCATCTACCATCAGAAGCACGAAGCATCTGTTTTGACGGATAATCCAATGTAACTTCTTTATTAAATAATAGTCTAAAAAGAAGTTTAAATGACGCTTCTGATCCCTTAGCTGCATACTGTTCCTTCATATGTTGTAGAAGGAATTTTTGATTTACGTCATTGTTTGGTAAATTTAATGCAAGCTCATCTCTAAAATAACGAATAAAAGAATCTAAAGTTGTATCTAAATCTCTTATAGTCTTTAGATCAACTTGAGTGTTCTGCAAATAGTCATAATATGCTTGTAAAAAAGATATAAATGACTGATAATCTTCTCGTACAAACTCAGGTACCTGAGATTGTACTAACGAAGATAATTTTGGTTTTACTAATTCCATTATGATCTGCTTGAAGTAAACTGATAATTATAACCACCTCGAAGATCGCCAGTCGCTGTTTTATCAGCTATAGCTGTAACATATAAATGATCTACTGCAACCTCAGCAATTTGAGTTAATGCAGACACCACGTCATTTGATTGTGGTTTAATAGAAATTTCAAAATCTACATCTGCTAATGCAGTTACATTTAAGTTTCTAATATCTACAATGCCTGCGCCATAATCGACAGTGCCAATTCTAGTATTTACGATAATTTTTGTTGCGTTTGCGCCATACTTAAATAATCTAATATATCCCTGACCGTCATCATCCAAATAGTGAACCTCATCACTACCTGCAATAAAAAATCCAGTAGTATAAAATGAGCCACCATTTCCTGCACCAGAAGAATAAATCGGATTAATCATATTTAGAATGTACTGTGCAGATACATTGTAACGTGGAATTAGCTTTCTGCGTAATAACACAGTAGTAATATTGTTTGTTATCGCTGGCTCTGCCTCATCAATGATTTTACTAAGTTTAGAAAATCTAAACACACCATCAAAACGCTGTAATTCCAAATCGTTATACTGAAGAATTGCGGCACGGACTATGGTTTCAATTTCTGAAGAAGATCTAATTGTTTCTTGATCATTATAATAAACTGTAACATCTAGAGCGATATTAATATATTCTGGATCAACAATTGTGGGGATAACAGAAACCACATTTCGTTGACTAAGAACGCTAGAAATAATAGCAGATTTTTGAATTGATGTTAATTTAGTGGCATTTTTTGGTTTGACACAAATAAATGTTTTTCCGTAAACAGGTGGATTATTATCCTCCCCACCCCAAACAGAAACAGATGCGGCTTCAGGAACTGCATTATAAATTAATGTTTTATAATCATCTGGGGTAACAGCACGATTTTGTGAAGCATAATATCTTGGTGCATTCCAGCGAATGCTATCGTTTTCTTCTTTATCTGATCCATTAGCTGCAGGAGAAATTGTGATAACTGAGACTGTTGCCCCAGATAATAAAGTAGAACCATTATACGTAAAATTTCTAGCACCATTGGCTACATCTTTACTTGATACAAAATAATCTAAGTGTACAACATTTCCGCTTGCTAAAGATTTACCAATAATATCATCACCAAAAGTTACTTCATAGTAACCATCATCAATTTCTTTAACCCAATACGCTTTTGTGTCAGCAGTTACAGTTACAATAGTATCAGATCTTGTGAATGGTTCGTATAAAGAAGAAGATGAATTTTCTTGGACACGAACATTTAAAGTGTTTAGGTCAACATCAGTATTTGGAATAATGAATCTTGTAGTTGAAGAAACAGTTATCTTATTCGATATTGGTGTTCCCTCAGTTATTTCTAAATTATTAAAAGTATACGTATTCCCATTGGCGATAGCCGTTGACGAACCGATATTATAAAAAGTTAATGGTCTATCATTAATTGTGGTATTAAACTGACTATATGCTGGAATAGTTAAATTTGAAGCACCAGCTGTATTGCTGCTTACTATTACATTGACTGTTGCTGTTGCGCACTGAGAAGATCTTGGAGTGTACCCAAGCATTTTAGCTAAAGAAACGATACTATTTCTTTTTCTTGCAGAGTCCAAAAACATTTCATTAACAGCAAGATTATTATATAATGCGTTATAATGAGTATTATATGCTAAAACGTCCAATAGAACTGACATAGCAGAACCCTCAAAATCATAATCTTGAAATTCTGTCTGTCCGCTCAAAAATGTTTTTAAATTTTGTTTTATAGCATCAAAATCTAACTCTGTCACATTTATATTTTTATTTGTTGCCATTTATCGAGATCTCTCTAAGGTTAAATCAAGAGTTATTGGTGAAGTAGTATTTACGATAACAAATTCTATTGTCACATAAACTGCATTTGAATCTGGGCTAACTAAAACTTCCACATCAATTAACTCGACTCTTGGTTCATAGTTAGTTATAACATCAACTATCGCACGCTTTAAACTAATCCCAAGCATAGGGCTAGCTGGTTCAAACAACAATGCATTAATCTGAGAACCTATCTCACTATGAAATGGTCTTTCATAGTTTCTAGTTAGAATAAGATTTTTCAGCGCTGTTTTAACAGCATTCTCATCATATCTGCGTACAATATCCCTAGTCACTGGGTGAGCAGTGAAGTTAAAGTCTAAATCTGAGAAAATTCTTGTATTTCTTGCCATAGTCTTATTTAGGTTATTCTATAAAGGTATTTGCAGACCCAGAACCACATATGTCGCCATCCGCTATTGGATCACCAGTTCTCGCAGCAAGAACTCCCTCCCAGTATGTTTTTGATGCACCTGAAGAAATGGCTCTCTGAGTTCCAGTATGTGGAGGAGGAACTGTATGTGCCTCGTGTTGATCACCAACCACCGCTGCCAAATTTCCATTAATATAACTCTTAGTACAATGAATAAGCGCAGTTAGAGCAGTTGGTGCACCACCGTCTGCGCCAGTAGAAAAATCACCCTTTCTATAACATGAAGGCATCATTACGCTTTCTTATTTTTGGGAGGTATTTCGCCAACTAAAACAAATCCCGCTGGGAATTTTCTATTTTCAATATCATAGACTCTATCATTAACCATAGTAAATGATTGTTTTCTATTTCCATCAATTCTATAGGACATATGCATCCAGCAACTTCCAGGATAACGATATTCTAATATAAGTTGATCATAAGAAATGATTTTCTCAACCTTTTGTACCAACTCATAGGTTTTATTATATTTATCAGCGCTATACAATATAATGTCAAACGCTTGTCCCTTACAGTGCTGAGAAGTAGGAGACTCATATGGTATAACACCCTTTAATCTATAACCAGAACTTATTGTCCATAAACGCTTATAACCAGCGATACCATCAGGCAATAGATCAATAATTGGCTCTAATAAGTTTTCACAAGAATTGGCAAGATTACAAACAATTTCATTAACTGTATATAATCTTTCTGGACCAGAATCTACTTCTTTTAATAGTTGATCGACCAAGCGATGTCTTCCACCAAGACCACCATCCATTAACATACCAAGAGTAAAATTCTTGGAAATTCTAAAGTCATTGGTGAAGTTAGTTGTAGAATATATTATAGAACAATCAGTTGATTTTTTGGTGGTTGCGCCACCTGTTGTGACAGGCGCAGTTTCTTGTGCAACTGGAGCAGGTGCATTTGGGACACCTTCAGTTTGAGTTTCTGCATTAGATACTGCTCTACCCTCTGGAGTGTTATAATCTTCTGGAGTTTCTGCTGCAGCTTTATTCTCAAAAGCTCTTTCTACTGGAACCAAAAATGGAACAGTTGGATTTAATGGATCTCCTGCGTCTGGTGGTGTGAGATCAACATCATTCGCCTCATCAGCGCCATTTCCAAATTGACCCTGTGAATAATCTGCCTGTAAGATTCCACCAGCTAGGATATTCATGTCAGCAGAAGATTGAATATTTACCGCTTCTGCCTTTTCGCTAATGTTCGATGCCTGAACAGCAAAATCACCATTAGCTTTAATTAGAACATCGCCACCAGCTGCCATGTAAATATCATTAGCGACACCAATGTCTAGATTATTTCCTACTTTTAGTGATGCACTACCAGAAACTTCAATATTGGCGTCAGATCTGGCAAAAATATTAGTATTTCCATCTACTGTAATATTACACTCACCAGCAACATGAACGCAACCATTGCGTTCCATAAGAATAAAATTATCACCAACAATATAATTAACTTGGGTACCTTGAGAATCAATTTCAGTATATGTGCCTGAGCGATGATATGTGTTTATACGCTCTTGTCCAGGGGTATCATCAAATTCTTGGATATGGCCAGACTCAGATTCAAAAACTTTGTTAAATGGATATTTCGCTCCAAACGGTGCTGGAGGTTGATCCCAGAAACCGTTATTAATTGCTTTGGGGACACCACGTACTCTTGATGCGTCTTTTATCCCAACCACAGTACCCTCTATAATACCCCTAGCTAAACGATTAGTATCTGGCTCTCCGATATAATCTGGAAGTGGGTATTTATTATTTGGATCTCTAAATCCAGTATTATCGGTTCCACGTTTAATACTTTCTTCTGATGGTCCAGGTGTTACAGTTTTATCTGCTGGTGGTGGAACTGCAATTGGTGCTGCAGCATCTTTATCAACTGAACTGCTTGATAGTTCACCATAAAAATATTCATAATATTTTGTTTTTATAGCAGAGATATCTGGAGAATTTACTCCAACTGCCTTTTTTGCTGCAAGAAAATATCCAGGGTGGGCACTAACATTAACTGCCGTAGAAACACGATCTTTAATATACAATGCTGCAACTAAAGCGCTGACATTAATATCAGCGTCTAAAGAATCTGGATTGTTTACAATGTCAATATTTAAACCAGTAGCATTTGCTAGTCTCTGATAACGCTCATAGTTACCACGCCCAGTTAATTGAATAAACCCACGACCAAAATACTTTCCACCATCGGCATCAGTTTTGTTACCTAAGAAATTTTTACCACGTTTCGTTGGACCATAAGCCCACGAGAAAAATTCTTCACGGCTAATACCCTTTTTGGGGGCATTTGAATAGCGATTTACATCTTCATCTGTTGCAAATTTATAAATTTGTTTTAATCTTGTTGGGGTGTAACTATATTGTTCTAACTGAGGAATCCAACGTGATTCTCCTCCAGCAATCCCCAACAAAGCACACTTTTGTTCTTTAGTGGTCAATCCAACTTTGTCACAAGCAGCAATCAATGCTTTAATACCCTCTGATGCTTTAGATTCATTAGTTGTGGATTTTGGTGGTGGTATTGTGGGTATAGAACTATTTGTATTACTTGGTTTTGGAGTGTTTGCTACCGTAGCAGATGGGGTTGGATTTCCTGTTCTGATAGGAGTCCCATCACTGGTAGTAACTGGATTACCAGAGCCATCAACTAGAACATTAGAAACTTTGCTTTTATTAACAGCATCCAAATTTATTGGTGGGTTACCAAATTTAATAATGTTCTCACCATAACCAGTAACATGTTCACTTATGGTGATTTGAGTTCCACTGTCAATCGTTACAATAAATGTATTTGATGGTAATCCAAAACCAATAACTTTCATATTGGCTTTTAGATCTTTAGTTAAGTCTGTTCTTGATGATTCTGGATCAAAAAATGTTAATTGTTTTCCAGTTGTTGGTCCAGGAATAGTTCTAAGTTGAATATCTTTTGTCTTAGTAGCTACTGTTATTTCTGTTCCACTATCATCATCTGAAATTGCAGATGGAGTATAAGGGATTCCTCCAATAGTACCCAACATAATTGGCTGCTGCTGAGTTTCATCAGCAAACATAATGATAACGGTAGTTCCCTCTACTGGTCCAACTGGAGTTAGACCAATACCGTTCATTGCTGCAGAATTAACTGGCTGAACAGGAACAGCCCACGGTAAATCATTTGTTGGAAGTTGATTTTTATCGTGAGTGTGAAGACCAACGATACGAACTTGGCATCGACCTAGTTGTAGTGGGTCTGATCTATTTTCAATAATACCAGTATAAAACATTATTTGTTCCCGTCAAGATTCATTTGTAAAGTGTCTTTAATTAGTTCCATATGACATTCATGTAAAGATGGTGTTATTCTATGATTGACTGCGGATATAATATAATTACCAGAAAACATTGTATCTACATCATCTTTATCTTTCTTAGTCAGTTGTTCAATTTTATTCAGTTTAACATAAACCTTTTGCCCAACAGTATAATCACATCTACCAAATACGCTAATTTCAATTTTATTAGCCTCAGCTAATTTCATTAAAGAAATTCTTTTTTGTATAATTTCGTAGTTTGTTGCATCACCAAACCCACTAAAATTAGAATACATTCTTGGTTGATTTATGATCAAAGAATTATTTCTAAAAATAGATGTTTTAGATGCCATATTATATTTGTTCAAATGCTTTGTTTTATCAAAATCTTCAAACAAATTATAATTTTTTACATTATACTTTTTTCTCGTTAAATCATAAGAAATTATTTTGGACGAAAACATACCATTTCTAATTCTATCAATATAATCAAATCCAGTAGGAATGTTTATTCCTGTTATGCGTTTATAATCTTCAGCAACATTTCTAACTGTTCTGCCATCTGGCAATACATCTCTAGTATATTTGTCATATACAAATTGTTGATATAATGGTTGTGTGTATAAAGATTCTAAACTAACAAAATTAAACCCTGTCCTATTTTCAAAAAACGTATAACTGGGTGTTCCATTTTTATTTTGAGCATATTCAGTTAAATGCGTTAATACTTTAACTGGACTCCACAAATTCGATATAAATTTATGGTTTTTGGTTGTTTGATCTAAGGTAATATTTTTCTCACTTTGAAGACCGTTCAACTTATCTTTAACGATATAATTAACCATATCCCCAACATTACCAGTAAATACTTTACTTACTCTTTTATTTAAATCAAAAATTGCCTCAATGGAAATAAAATTAAGTTGATATACTACTGATCTATCTCCAATAATTTCCCTATTAGACAATTTGTAAATATAAAACTGTTGTTTAATATTACCAGACTTTAGTGTTGGTGTTTCTATGTCAAGAGTAACATATTCTTCGCCAGCAAATGGCATTACATTGACTAGATCTAATGAATCTTTAATAACCAAACTCCCTGTGAAAAAGGGAGAAAATAAATCTTCAAAAAGTTCAACTGACAAAACTTGTGGTGTTATATCTACAAAACGACCTTTATTAGTCGTTATTAGAATTTTTTTGATGAGTACATCACCAGCAAATCGTAAAGAATTTGATGACGCCATTATATAAGATCTTTAAAGTCATTTAAAACGGTGTTAATAACTAATGGAGAAATTAGTTTTATTCTTCTTTTATTCTCATTAGCTGTTTCTTCATATTGACGATTTGAAATAGATGTGGCACCTGGATAATCTGAGTCAACAGTATATCCTGATGCGTCAACATAATGATGCACAGAATCTGCATCATCTCCATATTTGTAATCAATATATTCTAGAAGTCTGTTATATTCTAATGGCCAATCAGAAGTGTAATCATATATGTCATTAGCCAACATAATAACCCAGTGATATTCTGGATTCCCATAAACTTTTTCTGCAACTATCTCTGGAGTGTCACCCTCAACAATATCATATTCATCATAAACAGTTATATTCGCCAGAATGTCCCTACGGAAACGAATATTTCTAGTTATATCACTAACCAAGAAGTATTTGGTTTGTGTCTTAATCACTCCTGGTGGCGTTATACTCACCTCTGGGGGTGATGTGTATCCCTGCCCACTATTAATTATTACAATAGCAGTTATAACACCATCTGTAATAACTGCTCTTGCAGTAGCAGTTACACCTGGAGTGATCTGTGGTGCAGAAAATGTGATAGAGGCAGAACTGTAGCCAGAACCTCCATTTATAATTTGTACATTATTAACAATGTCACCATTTAAATTGCACGTCGCAGTAGCAGTTACTCCATTATTACTACGAGTTGTGATTTTATAATCATATAAAAATTGTGGGAAATCTTTAAAATACATTATAGACCATCCTGGATTTTATCTTTAGTGAGAAGAGCCAACTCTTTAAACTGTAGTGATACATTAATCTGCGTAGGCATACCATTAGCAAATGTATTGAAATTTCCATTAGGTGTATAATTAACATTCATGGTTTCAAGAACGCATGATGTGTGTCGATGAATATTTAAATTCTCCATCCCATTATTGTAATAAAAAATATCAAATTCAGATGGATAAACATATACAAAATTATTGTCATCTTTGAATTCTGGATGCATATGATATTTAAATGTTTTAATAATATTCAAAACATTTTTAGCCTCACCTACATCTCTAGGAAAAAACTGGTAATCAAATGAAAATGTCCTAAAATCTACACTTTTAAACGCTTGCTCTTTTTTCGGGTTTGGTGTCAAGCCAAGTCCGACTGATGCAGCACCACCACCTGTGATAGAGCTAAACTTGTCGCAACTGCCTGACTCGTGCCGACAAATTTTTGATTCGCTTCACTGTCTTTAAGTGCTGCAATAATTGCTTCATATCCACTCTTACCAACAGCAGCCATAGCTGCTGTTACTGCAGTGTCTTCCTCACCCCATTGCATACCGTATTTAACAGATAATTGTGTCGGTACATGTAATGCTATAGCTGTCTTTAATCTTTTTTGTGGTCTGGTGGCTTTTGGGGCGTCGGTCATAGTCGAAGCTATGGCAATACCACCTCCAGCCAGTGCTGCACCTGCTACTGCGCCTGTAATATCACCCTTTACCAATCCGCCAGCTATAGCTCCCTGTGCTGCTGAACCAATAGCTAATGATGACTTTGATATTTCTTGCGCACGAAAGTCTCCACCATCTCTTGGTGGAAAATCCGCAACTGTTTTAACTGTTTTATCGTCAAGTAGCTTAGAATCAACAGAAACATTAATATAAAAGACAACATAATTTCCACCATATCTAAGATCGTCTGACATCAAATCATCAGGATACACGTGTTGAGAAATTGAATATTTCCCATCAGATTTCATACTACGCTTATCAAATGCATCTGGTCCACGCCTAGACTCATAAAGATTTTTCTTTGCGTTGTCTATTGAGTTATCCACTCTTCGAATATCTGCTTGACTGGCCATCTTGTTCCTTTAACCTAAATAAGGTTTAGTTAATGATTTTCTAATAGTTATTTATGTTCCATAAAAGAAAGTATATTCCTATATTTCCAGAGAAATATACAGGAGATCCAACAAATATAATAATGAGGTCTAGTTGGGAAACTAGGTTCGCTTCATGGTGTGATAAAAACCCTAGCGTTGTAAAGTGGAGTTCAGAAGAAACTATTATCCCTTACCGATGCCCAACAGACAACTATATCCACCGTTATTTTGTAGATTTTAAAATACACGTTAAGGACAAAAATAACAGCTTTAAAACTTATTTGGTGGAGATAAAACCAGAGTCTCAAACAATTCCACCAGAATATCCTGGTAAAAGAACTAAGAGATATTTAGTTGAATCTATGGCGTTTATAAAAAATCAAGCTAAATGGAAAGCTGCAACAGAGTACGCTAAAGATAGAGGGTGGGAATTTAAAATAATAACCGAAAAAGAACTTGGGTTAACATGACCTAAATATAGGTATGGCTAAAAAAGACTCAATGTTAGATGTTTTCGAACGAAACAAATATGATTTAGGGACTGTTGTCAAAAAGTCTAGGGGTTGGTTCGAACAGCAGGTTCAATTACTGAACAAGCAGCAACTCACCCCAAATAAAGTGTTAAATGGTAATACTGAACAATTAGTGACTAAAGTATATCCTGGTAAGTTGTACATGTATGTTTATGATCCAAAACTAAAGGCAGAATTACCTTACTACGATAGATTTCCTCTAGTATTCCCATTTAAGAGCACTCCAGATGGATTTATCGGATTAAATATGCATTATTTGCCATACCAGCTTCGTATCAGTCTGCTGGACAATTTATTGGTTTTTAGAACTAATAGACGTATGGATGAAACCACTAGATTAAAATACTCTTGGCAAGTCATCGATGGAGTATCTAGATTTAAGGCTGCTCAACCATGCGTTAAGCAGTATCTAACTGGGCATATTAGGAGCCAGTTTAGACAAATAGTGGCAGAAGATTGGGCTACTGCTATGCTTCTGCCAGTAGAACGATTTATTGGTGCGAATAAACAAGAAGTATGGGCAGACTCATAGCAGTAGCCC